TCCCCCTCTTTTGTAAAGAGGGGCTAGGGGAGATTTAATGGGCTGTAAATGGGTTTTATTCCTCGTTAACTGTTTCTATATCTTTCCAAATTGGCTTCATCATCTTGCTACCATCATCATAAAATGACGTCATTTCGATAAATTTTCTCTGTAAAATTAGCTCCCCGTCTTTTCGTTTAAATAATCTATATTCATTAGTCTCTTTTATAGATTTCATAGATGGTCTAATTCTAAAGTCATTTGAAATAACCATATTTTCAACATTAAACTCCATCATTTACTCCTTATCTCACCAATCTCATTCTTAAACCTGGTAGCAAGTTTTGTACGTTGCCAACATAAACCGCTGCGTGTTGATTTTGCCCTGTGCGTAAAGCTCGGAGCGCGTGTGTGAGCTGTTTTGCTTCTTGTTCTAATTGCTCATCTAAGCGCATTTTTTCTTGCTCAGTCATCTTGCATATCTCCATTTACCTTTTGGCATTGTTTCTGTAATGTCAGCTTCTGCCCATTTTAAGAACTTGGCGATGCTGATTTTTGGATATTTACGCCCATTTCTCACTGATGGGCTATCATATTGCACACCATCAACAAACCCCTCTTTATTGTCATAAATAAGCCCTTTCCATAGTATTTGTCTATCCCCTAATAACGGAGGAAAACCGTGTTCTTTAGGACTTTTTGCGGAGTAAACATGCCCAACATGCAAGTCATCTTTTGTTAGCTCACTCATACTTCCTCCACTTCAACCACATCATCAATTTCCGTAATCGTGTGTGGCAGTTTATTGACATCACACACATTTAAATCACACATATCTAACACTTGTTCATTGCTTTCAGCTTCAACAACTGCCTCAACCAAACAATAAAAGCGTGCCACATACTTAGCCATGTCTCACCTCCGGTCTTCTATTTGGATAACGCACATAATGCGCACACATCTTTTGGCGATTTAATGCCCATTCTTCATTTTCGCTTTTTCGAGCAACAATAGCCGCTCTCTGCCAGGCAGCCTCAGCAGTTTCCCATGCACCAGCACGCTCCATTTCGACCGCTAGCGTGCTAAAATCTTTATAGGTTCGTAGTTTTTCCATACATTGCTCCTTAGTTAATGATTAAAACCTATTACTAATGCCCCTCATCCCGTCCCCCTCTTTTGTAAAGAGGGGTTAGGGGAGATTTAAAGGGCATTTAAATAAGCTTTAAGCCCCAGCTACATCTAACGCAATCGGCACATACTGATCGGTTTCTCCAACACGTTCATAAAGGCGAACATAAGCTTTACTGCTTACCACTTGCACGCTTTCGCTAATTGCCTGCATCGCGTTTTGCCAGCGACTGTCTTGGATTTCGACGCGGCGCAAACCCAAAATACGAGAGGTGTTCAAATTGCCTTCCTTATCCACATTAAATGCACGTTCAATTAATGCTTTTAATTCAGGGCGAGAGCCTTCGCTCCATTCATTCAAACACTCATCAATCAACACTTTTGCTGCTTGAATACGCTCATCAAATTGCAAATGGTCGTTAATCGCACGTTGGATTTTGTATTTGCCGTCATAGCTGAAAAGAGTCACATTGCCTTTGTTGCCTCCCACTTTCGCGCCATATTTTTCGGCTGAAAGCTCAATAAAGGCTTGTACATCACCAAAAATGCCTTCTTTAAAATGGCTAATTTCTTTGCTTAAATCACGACCACGTTCCACCCATTCATGCACGAGCGCATCACGTGCTTTGTCGATTTCTTTCACCAACTCAGCCGGGGTTAAATTGCCTTTTGCATCGCGCCAATATTCTTTGCCTTCAATCATTACTTTCATTTAGATTTCCTCTTTTCCTAACTTAATCACTACAAGCCGCTTACCTTTATCACGTTCACGTCGGGCGGCGGTTGCCGAACAGTAAATCGTTTTTTCGCTCACATTAAGTTTCTTTGCTAATTCTTCTGCCGTCCCGTCACCCAAATTCTCTTCGCCACGATAGACTGCATAAATTTGCCGACGCGTTGCCATCGCTCCTCCTAATTCAAATACTTACGCCAAATCACTCGAATACCTTCTACTGCAAACTGTGCTTCTCTATATCTACCTACATCTTGTCCCACCAGATAGACATAAGCACGTTGTTCTTGCTCTAGTTTATCTGTGACGTCATTCGCCATCACACGCAAGGTCGGTTTGATTTTTTCAAAATGCACATTCACCACCGTTAGCCCCATTTCATTTAAGCGTTTCACGGCTTTTTCTACTTGTTCCAAATAAGCCAACATTAAGGCGTTGTTTTTATTTAGTTGTTTGGTTGTTTTTACCTGTAACATAATCGTCTCCTTAACTAATTAACATTTTGCTGTATTGTTCAATCATCTCTGCGCTAATTTCGGTCTCGTTAATCTCTGCCGAACGTACAACGCCTCGCATTAACTTACTTAATCGACGAGCGTTACCTTTACAGGCTTTCAATAAAGCCGTATTAAATTCGCTCGTATTAAGTGCACTTTCTGCTAACATCGCCAAATCACTTTCAGGTAGTGCATTGCCAAGGTCGCAAGCAAAACCCACTCGACTATAAAGCTGTGCCAACTCGTTATTTTTGCCTTTTAAATTCACCAACAAGCGAGGCATACCCGCTAAAATCACCCCACAATTTGTTAAATCGTGAATACGTCGGATAAATTCCAAAGAGCGGGTAGAAAGTAACTCGGCTTCATCAATCATTAACAAACGTTCCGCGCCGCTGAGTTTTTCCACAATACTTGCCAAAACATCATTATTAACACCGCGACTGGTCGCCCCTACAGTCTCAGCAATTTTGCGTAACAGCACTTTCGGTGTGCAGCTTGGATCGACTTCAATCAAAATGGCTGAACTGTGTTCTTTGGCGTATTGTTTCAACATCTGTGTTTTACCTAACCCAGCTGCACCATAAATCACATTGATTTCGCCCTCAGCGTGGGCAAAGTGCATAATTTCCATACCGCGTTTGGCTGTTTGAGTGGGTACAAATGCATTGTTGTATTTTGCTTCAACCACTTTCGCCTTATGACGCGCCAATAATTCATCCACTTTGTGATCTAACCATTTAGTATCAGTTGGATATTTACCGTTGATATATTGGCTAACAGTCGCAATAGATACATCAAACAAGGTTGCCACTTGTTTTTGGCTCATCTTGTGCGCATCCATAAACGCTTTTAATTCTTGTGCTTTCATCTTGTTCTCCTTATTCATTTACTAACTTTTTTCTTTGTTCCCACGCCTCTTTATCTGCTTTAGTTAAGAAAATTGGCGTTTTCTCATTTTTAGGTTTTGCCTGTGTTTTCAACAATTCAAAACCTGATTGCTGATGCTCAATCGTAATAATCGGATTCATTTCCGCATTAATCTCATCAAGCTGTTCTTGTTTCAATTTCGCACGGCGTGCATGACGTTCTTTACGAACTTTCTCAACAAAGGCAACTGGGAAGGCATCACGTTTATTGCCATCTAATTCGGCATAACACACAAAAGTGCCGTCTTTTTTTCTTATAATCACTTGGCTTGGGTCGTGTATATCAAAAGATGCTTGTACTTCGATACCATCCACATCTAACAACTTCGTACTGAAGTAAAAGTTATTAAATAATCTCAACCAACCTCGCTCAGGCGTTCTTAATACGCTTGGGCGGAATAGATCTCTTGATTCTGCCGGCGTAACAAATACCAAATCATCAGGGTTCACTTTCTCCATCAACTGACGGCGTTTTTGTGCAGGTGTCATACCAATTTCACTATGCACTTGCTCGTTGTTGTACCAATCAACCCCAGCTTGAACCGCATCTAAAAACTGATTCCAACTTGGCAATTTGCCCACTGCCCATTGTTGTTTTGGCGTTAGCTGTGTCGCACCTTTACGTTTTGCTTTATCCAGTGAAATCACCGCTGTGCTCACTTGTCGAATAGTGTCGCGGTCTGCCCCTGTGCCGTGATAGGTTTCAAACTGGCGAGCGATACGATATAAAATCGTTTGGTGTACCCGCTCAATAATCCCACGCCCTTGTGGATTGCCTGGAATCCCTGTTTGGTGATTAATCCCCAAACGTGGCAACATCCCCGTAATATCACCATCAAGCATCCAGTTTTTCTCACCCCCACCGTTATCGGAGTAATAAATTGCCGGTATGCCGTAGCGTTCCACGCCATAACGCAAAGCATCTGCCACCGCCAAAACGTTTTCCGCCAAGCTTGCCGACCAACCCACAATAAAGCGGCAAGATGCATCCATAATTAATGTCACCTCAGGAATAAAAGGGCGACCGTGTTCAGGATGGGCAACTTTCAATTTCATCGCATGGCCATCACCTACCCACACATCATTTACCTGCAACACACTCCAATCGCGTTTAACATAAGTGTTAATGGCGCGGAGTTCAGAGCCTGTTTTACGACCAATTTCCTTAATGTGTTTTGGCAATTTCGCCAACGCAGCGCGGACTTGGTCAATACTCGGTTTCATCTCTAAACGTAACGGCTCGTCTGCAAAACGTGCATCCCATTCAGCCGAAAAATAGTGATAGGCTTCTGCTACATTGATGCCATTGGTTTGGCGATATATCGCCAAAAAGTCAGGCAACCACACAATTTCTTCAGCCTTTTTCGCTACCCGTTGCATTGGTGCGAGGGCTTTTAATCGTTCTTCAGGGGTATCCGCCTTTTCATAATCCAACACCCATTGATTCAAAGTGCGGTCAGATAAAGTGCGATTTTTTCCTTTCTTGTTATTGGCGATTTCAACCAATCTCATCAAATCAGAAGAAATGCCACCATGTTTGATTTGTTCACAAAAAAACTTAATCGCCTTGTAACGAGGTTGGGCTTGTTCAAGCTGTGCCACTTGGGCAACTAACGCCATTCTTGCCCCTGCCACTTCACGTTGTTTTTCCGTTAAGGTTTTTAATTCCACCTGACGGAGATCGGCTGGGAGGGATTTTGGTTTTGAAACAGCACATACAAACTTCTTTTGCAATTCAATTTGAACTGATTCAGGAAGTGATGAAAGTGCATATTCAACACCACCGCCTTTAACTCCTTTTAATGGCTGAGATTGCCATTTTTCTTTTCTTGCTTGTCGATTTACATTACTAGGGTGTTTTGATAATCCACCAATACCAGCTAATTCTTTCGCACTAAACCATAGTTTCACGATAATCCTTCCTTATTAGTCTAAGTATCTGCTTGGCCATATATCCTTTGGTTCTTTACCTAGTGCATCAGCAATAATCTTTTCCCCCTTTGGATAGCGTTTATCAAACGCATTTCTTAGAGTTGTTTTTGCTAATCCATGCTGAATCCCTAATTGAGCTAAGGAAATCCCTTTCTTAATCAATTCAGCTCTAATGTCAGCTCTGTGCATATCATTAAATCTTCCTTTTTCTTTCATTTTGTGCGATCCTTAAAAGTTAGTTGTTTGACTACTTGATTAAGTACTTAATCATCTACGATTCAGAATATATATCAAATCATTTTCTTAATCAATAGGTGATTTAATAAAATTTTATAAAATCTTTTCATCCGGTGTTTAAATTATTGATTTTATTTAACTTAATCAGCTAAATCTTTTTAAATTATTTTTGATTAAGAAAGGTGATTTATGAAATCATTAGATAAAGTTTGGTTTACTGCCAAAGAACTTGAGGCTTTAAAGCTAAATGGACTGCCATCTCATGCAACAAACATCACAAGGAAAGCTAAAAATGAAAATTGGCTATCTAGAGAAGCTAAAGGTGTAAAAGGAGGTGGGTTCGAATACCATATATCTACATTGCCAAAAGAAGCACAGATGTCTTTAGGGCTAAGAGATAGCATTCAATCCATAAAGAGTAATGCATTCAAAGCTATGGAAGAGCACGCTATAAAAGAGAATGGATTTGCTGATTTTAAACAGATGAACAGAGATCACTACGAACCTATTGATGATTTTAGGGGTGTCAGAGTTTCAGCAGGCTTAGGTTTAGAAAATGAAGAACAATATGATTCAGCTTACATAATGGTTGAAAGCTCTTGGTTTCAAAGAACTGGCAATAAATCAAAACATTGTGCAATGTTTACCGTAAAAGGGGAAAGCATGGAGCCTACCTTGAAAGATGGCGAAGAAATCATTGTTGACCGCTCTAAGCGCGAATTAACAGAAGGGAAAATATTTGTACTAAACCACAACGGATCAATGTTGGTAAAGAAAGTACAGTTTACCTACGGTGGAGTAGAGCTAATTAGTGACAACCCATCCTATCGCCCATTAAAACTAGACACAGAAGAAGCCAATAGCCTTGTCGTGATAGGGCAGGTTGTGCGTGGTTATCGGGACTTCTAATATGTTACCGACATCAATGTCGGTAACATCTGCAAAAACCGCATCACAAGCGATATTCTTAATATTTTAAAACACAACGGCACGGATGCCAGTGTTCCTTTCAAATACCGCCAAATAATGGCGAATTTTCGCAAATTCTACCCATAATCACACACAACAAACCGATAGATTTCACCTAAACGCACCAAAACAACTATAAATAACCAATAAAAAAGGCAGTTTCCACACAGAAACCGCCTTAAACCCATCTATTAAAAACTTTAAAACCTTTTTAAAATGGTCTTTAAAATTTTAAAAAGGTTTAAAAACCACAAATCCACCGTTCATTTTTATGTAAAATAAAACCCAATTTTCGACCATTTTACAGCCTTTACCACCATTTTCATTTTTTGCATAAATTCAACCATCAAATCACCCAACCCCGCACCACTCAAGCCCTAAGCAAAATTTTTCCCGCCAAATTTTTTCTTTTCCTTTATGTAAATATTGTCACTACCCCACATAAAAATAAAGAGGGGAGTTTAATTTACATGGATGAATTCATTGATGCACAATTATTCATTCAAGAGCTTGTAGAAAAAAGGAATTTAGCAATTCATCAAGGAGTAAAATTATCTTCTCAGTTTAGTGTTAAAGAGGTTGGTAATAAAATTTATGTACTAAAAGAGATTCTAAAAGAAATAAATAAGATCATGGATAAGCATTTGAATGGTTTATATTTTAAAAAAGCTCTTATGAATCCAAACAATATTCAGCCATCCATCAGTAATAATGAATGTTTTTCTAATGCATGCTATGCATGTATTTAATAATTTTTATTTTTAATGATTAAAAAAGCGGTCAAAAATCACAATGAATTTTGATCGCTCTTTTTATTACTTTTACTTACGTATTATTTTTGTTTTTTCAAAAATTCAACGCCAGTATCTGGGAAGTCGGTGAATACACCCGTTGCGCCAGATTTATTCAATAACGCATCGTACATTTGATTTACGTCAGTGAAGAATTCAGGTAAAGCATCTTTACGCACGGTGTATGGGTGTAATTCCACTTTGTATTGTGCGAGTTCTTTCACTAATGGGGTGTATACGATATTGCCTGGTTTAGATTTTTCTTTATCCACTAACATGTACCAGCCTGGACCAACACCATCAGCATATTTTACCACTTCTGCCATTGCGCCTGGTTTGAACATCCAATCGTAATCGTAGTTCACCCATTTGCCTTTTGCATCTTTTTCTTCAGTTTCATGCCAATCGGTGTATGCTACTAATTGAACAAGTTTTAAATCCATGCCCATTTTTGGTAGCAATTCGTTTTTGATACGTTTTAACTCATTGAAGTCGAAGGTTTGTAAGTAAACCATGTCTGATTTCTTGTCGTAACCGTATTTTTTCAACACTTTAAGGGTTTCAACTGCAATGTCTTTGCCATTTTGGTGGTGGAACCAAGGTGCTTTGATTTCAGGGTAGATACCCACTTTTTTACCGGTAGATTTTTCTAAACCTTGGATGAATTCTAGCTCATCTTCAAAGGTATGGATTTTGAAGTGAGATTTCCAAAGAGGGAAACGGCCTGGATATACTGCAACTTGTTTACCATCTTTAGTTTCAAAGTTTTCAGTCATATTTAAACTTTGAATTTCTTTTAAGGTGAAGTCAATTACATAGTAACGACCATCTTTACGATGACGATTTGGGAATTTTTGTGCGACGTCAGTTAAACCATCTAAGAAGTGGTCATGGATAACCACTAAACGGCCGTCTTTTGTCATCGCTAAGTCTTGTTCTAAGTAGTCTGCATGTTGTGCAAATGCAAGCGCTTTAGACTCAAGTGTATGCTCTGGTAAGTAACCACTTGCACCACGGTGAGCAATGATAATTTTGTCTGATTTCATAGTGTCCACAGAAGAGTGTGCGCTACATCCTGCAAGTACGCCTGCAGCTAATAAAGAAAGCGCTAAAGTTTTGAGTTTCATTGTGTGTTCTCCTTGATTTACTTATTACATCTTGGTTTCATGTCGTAAAAATAGATTTCACTAATTTCACGGTCATATCCTGGATAAAATCCTTTTGGCATCCCTAACACAATTTGTTTGCCTCGGTTTGCATGGACAAGCAGTTGTTTCGTTTTCGGATTCACATTCAAGCCTTCGACTTCGCCGACATCTCGAATGTCATTCAATGTTTTTTCTAAAACAACGCGAGCTTTATTATTTTTATCTGAAATTTCTACACGATAAATATGATCGGGTTCTTTTTCATCTGCCGTACCATCATCAGATGTAACGTAGAGATCACCGTTATAGGCATAAACCCCTTGAATCCATTGTGGAACAGGTTGTAAATGCACTTTACGTTTATATTTACCTGTTGAAAGATCATATTCATATAAATAACGGCCACTTTCTTCACCAACCCAAGATGCCATCCAAACTGAATTGTGAACGGTATCTACAGTGATGCCGGAAACTTCGACTTGACCTGACTCAGGATTAAAATCAACTGATCTTTTTAATGCGAGGGTTTCAGGATCGTGAATCGCAATTTGAATATTTTTACCTACGCCGGCATCAAACCATTCGGAGGAAACATAAAGTTCATTGTTGTAGATATCAATGTCGCCAATGTGATTGGCTTCCTTTTGGTAGCCGACAAAAGGATCTTTATTTTCTTTAATCAGTTTCCCATTCATATCGTATTTAGCGAGCGTTTTACTGCCTGATACATATAAATATTTACCATCAGTGGTAATGCCTTGACGTCCGTTGACTTCGAGCACCTTGTCTAATTTATAAGTATAAGCGGGGAGTGCTGAACGATAGGGCGCTTCACAAGTTTGATTTGCTAATGCTGCATTTGCCATAACTGCCGCGCCTAACATAATGGTTAATTTATTCAATTTCATCACATTATCTCCTTTTAAAGTGCGGTTAAAAATTCAGTTGTTTTTGTAATAAAAAAGGCGGCAAGCCTTCGCCTGTCGCCTTTAATTTATAGATTATTTAGTACCGTAGGTATCGCCTAATTTAGCTTTATGTTTACCTTCTTCAACCATTACGATGAAGAGTAATAACACCGCTAAGATACCACCGCCGATCATGACGTAGAAACCGCCGTCCCAGCCATAGTGTTGTGCTGCCCAACCGATAACAGCTGATGCTGATACTGTACCGCCTAAGTAACCGAATAAACCGGTGAAACCTGCTGCTGTACCTGCTGCTTTTTTCGGTGCAAGCTCAAGAGCGTGTAAGCCGATTAACATTACAGGACCGTAGATTAAGAAACCGATTAAGGTCATTAAGATGAAGTCAGTTAATTGATATGGGTTTTCATACCAAGCTGCATAGTTTGCAAGCTCTGCTTCAGGTGTAGCTGGGTTCATCCAGTATGCTACAACTGCTGCGGTAGTTAAGATCATGAAGATGAAACCGGTTAAACCACGTTTACCTTTGAAGACTTTATCTGATACCCAACCACATAATAATGTACCTGGAACTGCTGCTAATTCATAGATTGTGTAAGCCCATGCGGTACCTTTGATGTTGAAGTGTTTTACTTCACTTAAGTAAACCGGAGACCATTTCAATACGCCGTAGCGGATTAAGTATACGAATACGTTAGCAATCGCGATGTACCATAACAATTTGTTTTTCAATACATAAGTGACGAAGATTTCTTTTGTGCTTAAATCGTTTTCGTAAGTTTTTTCGTTATAGTCATCTGGGTAGTCATTACGCCATTTTTCGATTGATGGTAAACCACAAGATTGTGGAGTATCACGCATCACGAAGTAAACTGGAATTGCACAGAGCATTGCCGCAATACCCGGATAGTAGAGGGATTGTTGCCAAATATCTTTTGCTTGTGCTTCGACACCATGAGTGCTGAAGAAGACGGCACTTGCTAATAGCACCATTGCACCCGGCATCATACCACCGATGTTGTGCGCGGTATTCCAGATAGATACGATAGTACCGCGTTCTGATTTAGACCACCAGTGTACCATTGTACGACCACATGGAGGCCAACCCATACCTTGGAACCAACCATTTAAGAAGATCATTACCCACATGATGGCAACGCCAGAGGTTGCCCATGGGAATAAACCCATCATGGTCATACAAAGACCAGAAAGCAATAAACCAAATGGTAAGAATACGCGAGGGTTCGAACGGTCAGACATACCTGCCATGACGAACTTAGATAAACCGTAGGCAAGACCAGCCGCTGAGCCGATAACACCTAGTTGCGCTTTAGTGTACAAGCCCTGTTGAATTAAACCGGGTTGTGCTAAGTCAAAGTTTGCACGTACAAAATAGTAAGCGGCATAACCAAAGAAGATCCCTGCAAACACTTGCCAACGTAAGCGTTTATACGTGGAATCAATTTTCTCCGCTGGAAGTTCCGCAATATGCGGAGCGGGTTTAAATGGTCCAAACATAATTTCTCTCCAATATCATTTTAATTATGAGTCCACCCCCATGCTGGGGATAGCGTGCATAATAAAATAAAAATAGAAATTAAAAAGGGAAATAATTCAAAAATGTGATGCATTTCACAAAATATTTTTTAACAAATGAGCGAATTCGAAAATTGTGTGATCTGTCTCACAAAACAGCTTTCTTTTTCGCTCAAAATGTTGTGAATTTAACCGCTCTCTCATACAATAGCCATGGAATTCGTAACAGTTTTTACGTTTCTTTTTATTAATATTTTGGCTTTGGGGGTAACAATGGGATTATCGCCTAATATGTATCGTGATGTGGGTGATTTTTCACCTATCTCGACGGATGTGATTATCATTGGTGGCGGTGCGACAGGTGCGGGGATTGCTCGTGACTGTGCATTGCGTGGAATTAACTGTATTTTATTAGAGCGTCGTGATATTGCGACAGGCGCAACAGGTCGTAACCACGGTTTGTTACATAGTGGTGCGCGTTATGCCGTAAACGATCAAGAATCAGCAGAAGAATGTATTAAAGAAAATAAAATTCTGCGCAATATCGCTCGTCACTGTGTGGATGAAACGGAAGGTTTATTTATTACCTTACCTGAAGATTCCCTTGATTATCAAAAAACCTTCATCGAAAGTTGTACCAAATCTGGTATTGAAGCTGTCGCCATTGATCCTAAACTAGCCCAAATTATGGAACCATCAGTAAACCCTGATTTAGTTGGTGCCGTTGTTGTGCCAGATGGTTCAAT